AGATGGAACGCCCCTTCAAAGGTGCCGATGCCGGGCACGACGATCTGCCAATTGGCGATCGGGTTGCCGCTCATCTTCAGCGTGACAAGCGTCTGTTCATAACCAAGTTTCTTGATCCGGACATCACCGGAGGCGTCCAGATGGGTCACGCCGCCCGCGATCAGCTCCCGCACCAGCTTGGTGGTGGCCGCTGCCGAGACACTGTCCGCGGCGGTGGTGTCGATCGCGTCGCCGCCCAGGGTCATACTGGACGCCGTGAGGGCGGCGATCGTGGTGAAGACTTCGGGAGCCGCCCCGTCGCCGATCTTCAAGAGCATATCGCTCGCGCGTTTACCTGCCATGGTCTGTTCCTCTTCTGTTAAAATACGCCGGCATCGAGGCGTGCCTCGAATACCGCCAGCCCGACATGGGTTTTTCCGTCATTCTGTCGGCGCACATCGCTGGTCAGATAATCCAGGCCGCAGAGCGCAAATCCCGTCACCGTGATTTGTAACTCGCGCCGATCCAGCGCGCTGACGACCGCACCCAGGATCCGCTGCGCCTCGACTTTTCCGCCCTTCGCGGGCCGGGTATGAGCCTCGATGGTAAAGGTCACGATGTAGTCCCGCGTGCCGCCGGTGTGGTCACCGTCCACGTCCATTCGACCCAGGCGGATATAGGGCAGGCCCGCGTTCTGCGGTGGCTGATCACGGATCGCCAGCACGCCTTCTGCCGTGATCCCGGCATCGGCTCGCAGCCTTGCACGCACGCCCTTCTGCAGGGCAGACGCCACATCATCAGCCATTGCCCATCACCTTCTTCACAGCCTTGTTCAGCGCGCGCCGAACGCGCCCTCTGTGCTTCTTCGCGATATAAACACCGGCGCGGTGCATGTATGGTTTGGGATCGGTTGTGCCCCGCACACCTTTCTTCCTCCCCCAATGGATCGAATAGACCTTGTCTTTGTCTTTGCGGTCTTCGACCTCGACAAAAACGATGCCGGTCATGCCGCCTTCGCGGATCTCATGCTCGATGCGGTCGCGGGTCTCACCGGTCACATTGGGGGCCAGAACCTTCGCAACCCGTTTGACCTCGACCGTCGATCGTTTGACCGCCTTCGCGATCTCATCACGCTCCGCACGTTTCAGGTTCCTCAGCTGGACCTTCTTGCGGCGCACGCCTTCGATCCGCCCCTCGAACCTCATTGCGCGGCCCCGGTGATACCCGTGAATTCCAACACGTCGCGCTTGCGCCCGACATGCACACCGGCAGCTTGTAGGTTCCAGACCTTGCCGCGCGCGGTGACCCGGTCGCCACCTGTCACGCCGCGCATCGTGGCGCTGTCACGCACGCGCAGCGTGATGACCTCGGTGGCCTCCAACCGCCCCGCGCCCAGTTTCTCACTGCCGGGCCCTTCCATCCGGATATCGGCCCAGACCGTGGCGATGGCCGCCAACACATCGTCGGCCTCGTTGCCGTAGTCATCCAGGTCAACATCCGTCGACGCCGGAGGCCGCTCGAACAGGGCACGCTCACGGAAATTCCCGGCGCGCGCCATCAGACCCACCGCCGATGCGGGGCCAGCAGGTCGATCACGCCAAGCGGCAGATCGCTTGAAATCGTTCCAATCACAATCGCCTCGCGGTTCTCGGCGTAATGGGCCACCAGCAGGCGCACGGCATGCACGATGTCATGCGGCACGTCAGTCGCAGCGGGCCCATAGCCCGCAATGAAATCAACCTGGACGGATGCAAAATCCGACAGCGCCGTGGGCCAGTCCTTGTCCCGCGCCGGCACAACAAAGGCCTCGCCATCGATCTTCACCAATCGGTATTCCGATGCGGCCAAAGTCTGCCGCACGCCATCGTTGTCCAGGTAGGTCAGCAGCGCCAGTGATCTGACCGGACCCGCAGGCAAGGCGATGCGACTGAAGAAACACGACAGCGACAGGCGCAGCGTCTGATCGATCAGCTTGCGGCGCAGATAGGTCTCGACTTGCGCCCGGGCCGATTTGACGAAGCCCAGGATCAGGCTGTCCTCGATTGTGCCAGGATCCTGTCGGGAATGCGCTTTCGCGTCATCAAGCGACAAAGGCTCTACCGTGGGCGGGGTCAGGATCTCAAGGGTCATCGGATGCGCCTGTAAAAGATCAGCCCCGCCACGGATCGCGGCGGGGCCTGTGGCTTAGATGGAAACGATCTCGGCCACGCTGGCCAGATCATTATTGGACGCCGGCGCATACCGCGCGCCCATCCCCAGGACCAGGGCCGCGCTGTCGGAACTGGCGGTGGCCACGGTCATGCTCAAACGCACATGCGTAAAGCCGCCCGCCAGGTCCAGATCCTCGGCATAAAGCTGCAGGATCGCCTGCTTGTCGCTGTCCGATCCGGCATCCGTCAGCTGCGTGATTGCAGCCCCGGTGACGTCCTTGACGCCGGTGCCGGAACTGTCGGTCGCCTGTTCAAACTTGGCGTCCAGCGTGGCGCTGGTCCCAAGTGCACCGGCCATGGTCACCGCCATGACGGCGGCGAAATCGGCCATGTTGATCCATGCGGTGGTGAGCGTGCCGGCAACGTTCAGATCGGGATCGATCACGCCGACAACGGCCGTCAGCTCGGACGGCAGAAGGGTCTTTTGAGCCATTGGGATATCTCCTGAAATGGATGCTCTGGCGGGCACCGTCGCCCGGCAGATTGGTGTGGCCTGCCGGTTAGGCGCGCGTGGCCAGTGTCACGAAATGCGACCGGGTAGCCGTGCCCTTGTTGGGCGTGATCGGGGCCGACAGGTGCGGCTGGCCGCCATAGCGGAACACCCAACGGAACGCCTGCTTGGCATAGTCGAAGTAGAGATGGATCGACGATGCAAACTGGATACCCGCGCTGCGGCGAACGCCGTAATACCCCTTGGGGCTGATCAGCTGGATGTCGTTTTGGGTGCCAAGCGTGTCCGCGTATTCCGAGAACCGGATGGCGCGACCCAGAAGGAAACCGCCGGGCGCATCGGCAAAACCGTTGGGCGGCGTCCAGATCGGCTTGTCGCCGATGGTCATGTCCATCAGCTGCGGCAGCGTATCCTGGTTCATCATCCAGAACGGCGTGTCGCCCGGCACCACCTGCAGGCGCGCATACATCTTGGCGATATTCTGCGCCACGATGGTGCCTGCCGTCTGACCGCTTTCCTTGGCGATGACAACCTGCGCAGCGCCCTTGGTCCAGCCAAGCGGTTGGCCGACGCCGGTGCCTTCGACCACGGCCTCGTTCTTCTTCCAGGCGATGGCCATGCCCGCCTTGTTGGTCAGGCGGTTGGCCAGACGCGGCGCATCCTCCAGCAACTCTTCGGTTGCCGTGGCCAGGGCGTAAAGCTCATGCAGAGGCACATTGCGGCCTTCATCGGCCAACTGGGTCTCTGTCATCTTCGCGCCTTCAGAACGCCAATAGGCCTTGATGCCGGCCGTGCCCCAGGGCGTGGTTTCATCGGCCATCAGCTTGACCTCGCGATGCGCGGTCGGTTCCTCATCAATCAGCGGGCCGAACTCATCAAAACCCTGCACGATCTCCCACACCGCATCGCGGTATTGCGGCGGCAGGGAATACCCTTCGCCCGCCGAACCGCCACCCTGCATGGTCGCGTTCATCGACAGCTGCGTCAGCCGCTCGTCGACGACACCGCCGTGCTGCGTGGCCTGCACCGCGCCATGCACTGCACGGGCAAATTCCCCGATATCGGCAAAGCCACCAGTCAGAGCCGGGTTGGCCTCGTTGACCATGTTGGCACCGGCCGGGGCACGGGTGACCGTGCGGGCTTCCATCTCGCGGCGCTGCTTGGCCAGCTTCTCCGCCGATTTGATCGAGGCCTGCACCTTGGTGCGTTCAGCCTCATTGGCCTCCAGGGCCTCGGTCTCGTCATCGGTCAGATCCCGATCTCCGGCATCTGCCAATTCGATGATGGCCAGCCCCTCGGCCTTCAGGTCAGCGAGCTGCTGGCGCAGTTGTTCAAGACGATTCATCGCCTGCTCCTCTATGATCCGGGGACATATCTTTCCCGTGACCACACGCCCGGACGTGTGGCCCCTTCGCGACCGGGGTCGGTTGAAAAACTCTCAGCTCAGCGCGATCTTTTGCCGTTCCAGGCTGGCGCGCCGCTTGGTGGTGCGGGGCATCTTGCCCTTTGTCAGATCGGCCAGCACCTCTTCCATCGTGGCCAGCCGATCGATCATGCCCAGGCGGCGCGCCTCCCGCGCGTCATAGGCGCGGCCGCCGCCGTAATGAGCATCGCTGCTTTCGGGATCGGCCCGCACAACGCTGGCTTGCACCGATCGGAACCGCGCAACATCGCCGGTAAAGTTGCGATAGGTTGCGGCAACTGATCGTTGCACTTCTGCGCGCGCACTGTCCTCCAGTGGGCCGTAAGGGGCCAGCTCGACCTTGCGGGCCCCGTCGAAGATCAGCGTCCGGTCGACGCCCTCCATCGCCAAACGCTCCGACAGATCATCATGCATCGTGTAGACCCCGATGGATCCCACCCGGCCAGATGGCGGCGCGACAATCTGATCTGCCGCCGCTGCAATCCAGTAGGCCGCCGAGGCGGCCATCAGGTTGGCCACTGCAATGATTGGTCGGTTCTCGCGGCGGGCCGCAAAGATCTTGGCGGCCATCTCTTCGACCAGACCGACACTGCCGCCGGGGCTGTCAATATCCAGCACGATGGCGGCAGCGTTTTCATCCGCAGCGGCCTCATCAAACGCGCGCCCGAATTTCACCAGAGACACACCACCCGACATCTCCGACAGCATGTCGGCCTTCGGAAAGATCGTGCCGTGCAGGCTGAGAATGTGGATGCGGCCCTTGCGGCCATCAACCTGGGCGGCAATCGCCGCGGCCTTCGGTGCTTCACCATCATAGGCACGTGGCTGATGTGTCGCCCTCAGTGCCAGCATATTGGCGATCTCATACCCCTTTGCGGGATCAATGGCCCAGGCTGTGGCAGACACGGCCCCCAGAATACGGTCAATTTCATGCGGCATCTTTGATCAACTCCAGTCTTGGTTTCCCGCCGGACCCGGCAACGCTCTGGCGCAGGAAGTGAATGGCAGCAGCCGTCGAACCCTTTGCGGGCGGCTCACGATCTGCGATGCCCACTGGCACCATATTCAGCGGCTCGATATACCGGTCGCCCGCCGCACCGATGCCATTCCGTTTTTCCATGCGCAGAATGTCATTGACGGACATCCAGCCCCATTGCCGTCCAATCGCGTAGGCCTCGAACCGCGCCTTGATGTCGCCACGCAACAGCGTGGAAACGTTGAACTCAAACCGAAACCGGCGATCCCCGATCAGGAACTTGTTCACCGACCGCTCGATCAACTCCAGGATGGGTGTCAGCGTGTCGGTCACAAACTCAAGCGATTGTTCCTCGATGTTCGAAAAAGTGGCCCGATCCAGAATGCCCACCTTATGCGGCTGCACCCGCCACAGCCGGGTCAGGTCCAGCCACAGTTCCTTGCGGGTTTCCAGAAACTGCGCCTCTTCACTGGTCAGCCCGACCTTGTGCGGCTTCATGCCGTGCTCAAGCACGCCCGGCGTGTGCCGGTTTTTTCCGCCAGCCCATTTCCGCCAGCTCTTGAGGAAATTCGTTTTTGATTCCTTATCTGCGAATGATTGGCCGTCCGGAAATCCGATCAGAAAATTTGGCGTTGCGTCATTGGCGAAGAGAATATTGGCGTATCGCTGCAGGGCGATGGCCACCGCAACGGCCTCCCGCCCGTCATCCAGAATGGTGGACCTCCCGCGCAGGTTCTCGATCAGCGGCGGCATCGCGATATGCCAGACCTCACCCTCCAGCAGCACCCGGGTGCGTCCGAAGTGATCCGTGTAACGGAACCGCTT